ACCTCTTAAGATTTCATAACCTACAATACCTGGAATATCATTACCGTCATTATCTTTTGGTAATGCTATGTTCTCAAATACTACTCCCATTAATCTGATATTCAGATTGTTAGAGTCTCCTGGTACAGAAGCTGTACTTGGTCTATAGTGTAAAGTATTAGCACTTAAATGATTATCTGGAAACTTATGGTGTCTAATATTGAGACCACAAAGATCATTAATGTAAATAGTATTTCCTTGTGGATCTATATAACTAGCATGTCCATCTGAACCAGTCCAACAGTGCTCAGTAGAATTCCATATCTCTGGTTGTCTATCTGGATATATCTCAGATGACTCCCAGTAACCCATTTCTCCAGAGGCAATTACAGTGCCACCATCATTTGTAGTTGTACCAAGAATAGATGCAACACCATTGGTATTAGCAGTATTATACATCTCAAATAGTTGATCACTATTTGTTAAAGTATTTACATCATTAATAGTATTTGTTCTCTCATTACCTGATACTGTAGTATTTGTTCCTGTAAGGATATAACTATAATCTTGAGGAGGTCTTCCTGGAATGTGATATGATGCAGACTTGTCTCCAGTATTATATACCCAACGAATAAAGAATGCATATACTTCATCTCTTAAGTAACTACCTTTATTACCACCCTTTACATAATAGTCTGCAGGATATTCTACAGATACCCATTTAGCTCTAATTATGTTTGCTAGTGGTTGGTAGTTAAAGTCAAATCTTGTTCTTGGACCAACTCTAAGTAAGTAACTATTTACATCTGTAATCTGATCTGATGTTTCATAGATTGGATTGGTAATTGGAAGAAATTCTAGTGGGACAGTTATTAAGTCATCTTTTATTTGATCTAACTCAATAACATTAGTCTTTGTAGAGTATGTACCAATTTGTTTTGCAACAGTACCCTGATTAATATTCTGTACAACTACTAATACAAACTCATCAAAGTTTTCTTGATCTGCTTCTACATTAATTGTAATAGCTCCTTGTAGATCATCAGGAAAATAAATTGGTTGGGTATTACTTGGAGAAAAATAATCTGTAACTCTCTGACCCTTTATTAAATAAGCAATAACAGCAAAGTATGTTCCATTTCTAAGTGTCCCACCAGACTCACCTCTTTGAATAGAAAGACATGGTGTTTGTACAAGTCTTGCAAGTCTAATACGATCACAATCTAATTCATTAGTGTCATCACAGGTTGTACAGTTTACATTAGTGGAACAGTCTTGCACCCATGCTACACCAGGCCATAGTGTCAGATCACCTGTAGAGTTTACATACTGGTTTACTGATGTATTATAAACAGCTGGAGTAGGGTTAGTAATAGTATTAAGTAGCCACTGATAGTCATTAGATGGCCAAGTTTGTGGATCTCCTACATTTAAAAATCTATCTGGATTTAAACCATCAGCCCAATATACTTGCCATGAGCAGTCTTCTTTTTCTCTAGATGATCCTGATATAAGAAATCTCTTATCAAAACCTAAGCATTCATCTTGAACAATAGGTCTGTAAATACATCTCTCTTCTTCTAGTAAACCAATCTCTGACATAACAGGCTTACCATTTAAAGCATGACCTGCAGAATAGATGATCCACTTATCTGAGTAGAGATGAATTGCTCCTATTATATAAACATCTGTTACTCCATTTGCACCAGTTGTAGGCATAGTAACTCCGGCTACAGCACATAGCACATTAGATGCTTCATTTGATAGAGTACCTAAATTACCTTCTGATGTATTGTTAGTTGCATTACGGGCATGTATCCACATACCTTCTGATACAAATGAAGGATCTGAATCTTTATTAAGACCCTTTACAAATGTGTGCGTAACACTCTGAGATGTATCCTGAAGTTTTGCCATTACATGTATCTTCTATTGTAACCATTGGTACCATTGTAACCATTATTTCTATAGTATCTATTATCTGGAGAATAACTCTCAAACATATAATAATATTTACCGTACATAGCTTTTCTATTAGCCCACCACATATCAGCCATCTCTCTAAAGTTTGGAGTATTGACAAGACTTAATGCAGCATTTCTAGCTACTCTTACTCTCTGTTCAATAAGCTGCATTCTTTGTGCTACATCCTCTCCATTCAAATAAAGGTTTTCCATGATTCTTGCTTTTAATGCATACTCATAGTATTCATTAAGTAGATCATGATCTGGAACTAATAGGTTACCATTCTCATCCTCCATTTGACCTTGGTAGTTTAAATATACTTTACCAGTATCAAAGGTTGTGAATAAGAACCCATCTTTGATCCAACCTTCATTTGGGGTGTTCCAATAAAGATTTGGACAGTCACATTCTATATTCTGACTAGTCTTCATTCTTAATGGAAAGAGTTGTGTATAAACTCTTGTAGATCCTGGATTACTAATTACTTGAACAAGTTCATACTTATCTCCTTTACAGTTCATAAAAACCCTTGGTCTTGTACAAACATCTCCATAAGGAGCTAAAGGATCATACTCAGTTGGAATAGGATTGGGAGCACATGTAGCAGGACATGTATTGTCTGGACATGCTGCAGTATGGTTACATGGGTTTGCATTACATGTAGCACAGTTTACTGTAATTGGTGCACATACATCTACGGTAGCTGGAGTCTCTACATATGGTACTTCTTGGATATTAGTACCACCCACCCATCCATTATAACCCACGTGTTCAGTAAAGTGACCACAGATAAATGCAAAGTTGAATGTGTAGAAATCATCTGGTAGTTTTACTTTACCATGACACACATCAAGAATTACTTCTCTTTGTTGATTGATTCTTAAACCAAGATCATAGTTTAATTTCTTCACCAGTTTAATTAACTGCTGTGGCTCTATCATATTTTCTAGAGCAAATGTATTTAAGTCAACTGTTACATCTTCTAACAATTGATTAAATGTTCTGTACCGGAGTGTGTAATTAAAGTCCATTATCTAAGAGTGTTTTGGCTATCATCTATATTATCTGAAGGAGCCTGTAATGATATGGTTAATTCTTTAACAGTATACTGTTCAATTTCAGAGAACAGATATTCTGGAAATGGTAATGGTTGATCTTGTCTTATAAGACAATCATCTGTAGTACATGTGTCTGCTTGACCTTCAAAGATTGCTTCTATTCTAACAGCATCCCAATCTACATTAGGAAAGTATACATAACCATTTAAGTACCAAAAATAAATACTTCTATTGTACTTAAAGGTTGTAGTTTTAGTCATAGAAACCCAAGTACCAGGATCTGTACGGAATAACTCTATTGTACCATCTATTGAAGATACAGTACGTATAATTGGACCAAATACACCATTTAAAATAGTTGGTAGTTTTTCTTTTGATCTTTTAAAATAACAACCTGAGTAAACACCAATACATCCAGCTTCCACCTTGTCTACATCAATGAGTTCAACATAAGGCAGTACTTGGAAGATAGAACTAATTTTCATCAGCCTGAACTGATTGTCTTCTCTCTTAAGCAATGTTTGCCCATACTTAGTCAGTAGAAAGTATATGTTTCTATCAGTTAAGAAAGCATCTTCCTTTACTGCTTTGAGTGTATTTCTAACTCTTGAGATTGCTTCTCCAATTGTGGTCATAGATCAAATTCATTATAGTCTTTTAAACCATCTTGTTGCTGCTTTAAAAGAACACTTTTATAATACTGTTTTCTATTCTCTAGTCTTAGTTTTTTTGTAGGATCAACTACAATATAAGTATTCCAGTTTTCAGGATAGGATTTAGCAACAGATCTTTTAAAGTCTCTATTGGCCACAAACTTCCACAACTCTCTATTCTTCATCTTGTGTTTAATTGCAAAACTGGTAAAGAATATCTTAGCTAGTTTACCATCTGTTTCCCAATTCTTGTTTGTAACTTTTACACCATATTTCTTGGACTTGGCATAATCAATATTTTCTTTCCTACTATTGTCACACGAACCAATAAAAAGCCAACCTACAGAGTTTGGTAATTGCATACCATCTCTTGTATCTATTACTTTTGTCCAAACACTTTTATTAAAAGATCTAATAATCTTTCTTAGTGTGTCATTATCCACATCCTTGTATCTGGGATACTTTTTTCTAAAACTATCAAAGAACTCTTTGTTCAACATAGTATGGACTTTAGGTCTGTATCTTGGGCCTGTCAAATCCGGGCTCTTAAATTCCTTCATACCATATAGATTAATATACTAAAAATTATGCACTTTAGCAAATATAAGCATAAAACAAAACCCCCGCTAGTGCGAGGGCTTTGCCTTGTTGTCACAGAAACCAACAACTGTAACTTCTTAGAATATTAATACGGCTCTTAACCTTGTTGTTGTACCCATAGGTCTTACAATACCAATAGTAATTAAACCTGTTGTATCATTTACAGATACACCATAGAATTCTGTTGGAGATTCATATGGTTGAAGGAGTTTCCAAACACCTGCAGAAAGATACCAAAGACTAATAACAAAATCTGAAGGTTCAGAACCACTTAAACTACATAGAGATGGTGTAATACCGCATGCTGCTAATTCAGCTTGTGTAATTGTAAGTGTTGTATTATCAAAGTTTGTATTAATCTCTTTTACATATCTTAACTTCTGTTGAGTAAGTTCTTGACAGAAGTATGTAGTAATTTCATTTAGAGCAACTGCTACATTAGTATCTGATGTTACTACTGTATCATCACCACATTCAATATCTGCACCGGTGTATATAATACACTGTGCATCAAAGACCTCAGAACACGGTTCTGGATCTGGGCATCCGGCTGGAGTTGGGCATGGTGGAAGAGTTACTAGTGCATCATCACACCCACAATTTTGACATTTATTTAGTGACATATCTTATATTATTATGGACATACAATTGATAAGCCCGTTTCAGTATTACATGGATCTAGATATGCAATCATACCATCTAGACTAAGTTCAAAACCACCAATCTGATCTGGTTGAGCAGCATCACAACTAAAGTTCCAAGTATTATTAAATGTATTAGATACTAACGGAAAGTTTGCATTAGATGGTGCATTATGAATATCAGAAGCTGCTGCAATATAATTTGGTAAATATTCACCAGATCTAATGTTAGATGTTATAAATCTAAATGGACTATTACCTACTGCAGAAGTTCCTATTGTTGTTTCTTCAATATCTAATAGAGTTTGGATTTGGAGTTGTTTAGTAGATGTAATAAATATATTTACAATACTAGTTAAAGCTGTACCAGTAGACCCTCCTACATTAATTTGTCTTGCAATTGGTTGCCATCCTGATCTATACAGTCCATCAAAGTTACCAGCAGTAATTGAAGTTGGTACCACTGAAGCACCATTATTAAAAGTAATTGAACCACTAGCATTGATTGAACATCCACCAACACCACTCCATGTAGTACATCCTTGAATTGAATTATATGCATTCAATGAAGTAAAAGGAATAACAGATCCTGGAGATGCTGGATTTTCTAAAGGAATATACACATTACCTCTAAAATGAACTTGATTACCAATTCTTCTACACTGTGGTTTTGTTACTCCAGAGTAATAAGCAAAACCATTAAGATCTACCCAACCAGTATCTGTAATATTTGCTGTAATTACATTACCTGTGTTATCTAAATTTACAGTAGCGGTGTCAGCTACTGTAATTGAGAATGTACTTACATAATTATATACATCACAGATTGCAATCCATAAGTTATTAATTGCCTCTGCTGCTGTATTTAAATTAGCTGATGTTACCCATGTACCTGCATATGCTACAGAAAATGCTGTACCAAATACAAGTGATGTATCTGCATCAGTAATACATTGAGATAATACTGCTGCAGTTATTGCAGATGCTTCTCCCGTTGCTGCTTTTAATGCACAGTAACCATAAGTATTATCATTAAGTAATGCATTTAAAACTGTATCAATAGGATAGTTACCTGGAGATACAACTGTTCCACTTAATGTACAATCTACCGGAATAGAAGGTAATGTAAATGTAGGAACTGGTGCAGACTCTAAAGCTGTAACTCTAAGATCTAAACTTGTTATACTAGCTTGAATAGTTGCAATTTCTGTTACAAGGGAACAAACTTTAATACCGATTGCTTGAGCATATTGAGAAACAGTCATTACTGTTACACCACCTACTACAAAACATGGTGCAACTGTAACTAATGTATCAGCACCTGTAGATTTAGTTGTATTTACAATAGGACTTGTTGATGGATCTGCAATAGTATTTATTTCAGTTTGTAGTGCACAAATTCTTTCAATTAAAAACTGAATAAGTGCTGTAAAATCATTTGGTGCACAGGCAGTTAAATTGAAACATGACAAATCATAATTTGTTACATTCAAGATATCTAGAACAGTACATAGTTCTGCAGCAAGCTTAGCTACTACATCAGATACTGTATCACCCGCACATAGTTTAATGCACGGAATATCAGGACCCTGCCAAATAACACAGTTAGATGAAATTGGGCTGCAAGGTTTGTTATCTAGATTCAAAGGTTTCATATCTATAATATACTAATTATTAATGAGAATTACAAGTTCTAAGTGTTGTTCCACAGCTACATCCACATGTTGAAGGTGGGCAGTCACATGTGTTTACTTCACACATATATTCTGGATCTCTTAGAGCTTCTAAATCTATAAGTTCTTTTTTAATTAACCACTTGTTATCTTCTTCAGGACAACAGTTACTAATGCCATATCTTAATTCAAGTACAGATTTGTATAATACTTCTGCAGACTTACAAGTTATCTTTTCATATTTTTCTGTACTACAGATTGGTGTTACATATCCTGGTTCAACATTTCTCTTTGGATAGATTTGAGGAGGACATACACCATTAGTACAATTACCAAATGTTTCAACATAATCTGTTGCAAAAGAAGTAAGAAGTAACTTCATGCAAATTCTATCAGATCTTTCTCCTGAAAGAAGTGATATAGTTTGTACTACACCATTGCAATCTACATAATCATAGTTATGAGCTACTGCATCATGATTTTTAATTCTTTTACAAACACATGGAAAACTATTAAGACATTCTAAACATGAACTATATTCATTTAGTATATCTCCAAGAACTCCAGATCCTGTACTTGTTTGAGAAACAGAAACTGTCCAGCAAGTAGTAGGACACCATTCAAGAATGATAGTACTTCCTACATAATCAGAAAGATCTGTTGATGTAATTATAGGGGCTTCTGTATCTGTACAATCTGTAAGTTGATAATAAGTAGTCTTACATGCTTCACAATCTGTAAATTCCTGAGCTACAGTTACATCTACATCTGATGGAATTGGATTTGGATAGACATCTACAATCCAACAACCTGGACAATCTGGACTGAGTTCTACTACTTGACCTACATATCCACTAAGATCATTTGAAGTATAAATAGTAGTACCCAAATCATCACAGTTTGTAAGTGTGTAATTTGGACCTGCTGTACATGTAGCACAATCTGCAAATGCTTGAGTTACAACAACATCAATTGCACAGTCACAATCTACAACATCATTTACAGTCCAACAGTTAGTATAACCATCTATAATTACTACTTGACCTAATGTGGCAAATGGTGATAATGATTGAGCTGTTGTATAAATAGGATCTTCTATACCAGCACAGTCTACAAGTTCATAACATTCTGTAGGACATAAACCATCTATACAATCACCATGATTTATAATTGTAAGATTTGGTCCAGCAGCTGGAGTTGTAAATGGATATACTTTAGAACAATCTTTCCAATAACCATTTACAAATGTGCTTACTGGATTGCCATCACAGTCAACATAATCTAGTTTTGCTGTACCAATTATTTCATAACACTCACATGCACATGGACATGGTATATCTCCATCTACAACTACAGTAATTGCATTATCACAATCCGGAGCAAGAGTTACCATGTAACAATCAAACCCAAGATCTGCATCTACTTGTATTGATGCACTACCACCAACATATGCTGATAAATCTGTATTAGTAGTAAGTGGTGGAACACTACCATCACATGAGTATATAGTATAACACTGAGCTACACAATCTGGACAAAATCCAGGTTCTTCATCACCACATGGTGTTTCATATGTAGTAGTACTATCCCAAATATAGTTACCTCCAAAATTAGTGGGTACTATTTGTAAGTTTCCATAATTAGACCCATTAATTGGATTTCCTGGAGCTGAAGCATCACCTCTAAATATTCTATAACATTGATTTGTTAAAGGGACATAAGTATCAGTTAATGGATCATAACCAATTGCTGGAGGACCATTGTATATATTAATACCTAAGTTAGGTTGTACAGTTGTACCATTAAAACTAAAGTACACCGTATTTCCTCCACAGCAGGGTTCAAAACCAAAGTATGATGCAGAGAGTCCAGGAGGAGGAAATTTTGTCATAGTTTATTTATTATATCTATCTTTTCCCCAGACTTGATTTGTCTGAGATACTGTTGCCATTGTTTGTCTTTGTTTTAATTGTTCTTCGTATGTATTAGCACACTTAGAACATACAGTTTTGCCATCTGATGCTTGTCTCTTCTGACACCCGCATGACATTTTGTTTCTACAGTTTGGACATGTTGCCATATTTTGTTGGTTTTAAAATTGTTAACAGTTTACACAATCTAATTTGTTTAGAAGTTTAAGTGCATAGTTATATAATGACATTCCCTTTTGTGGCTCATGACAGTATTCTACTTTAGCCTTAGCAGCTTCTAAATACATTTTAATTAGACCTAGTGCTTCAAGTCTTTGTTTAGTTTTGAGAGGTGGTTCACATGCATTTGCATCTACCTCACATAAAGTTTTATAATATCTATTGAGAGCATAGCTTATTCTCATATGATTGTATTCTACAAACACCTGATCATTGGGAGATACACTATACTTAATTACATAAATACCATCTGGCAGATTTGCATACTGTGTCCCACAATTACTTGTTTGTAAGTTAAGATCACATGCCGTTAATGTAATATGCCCACTAGCTACAAACTCAGTCATCTGAGTTCCTTCAAGTTGAACTGAATATGCAAACCCAGGAACAGTTACATTTAATGTAGGACAAGTTACTGGCAACAGATCAAAGTATACACTTGTGTCCATAATCTTTAGAACACAGGTATTCATTACTGTTGGAACTTCTAAACTTAATACGTGATTAGCCATAGGTATTTAATAAAAAAGGGGATAGGAGTTTAGAACTCTTCTCCCCTTTTGTTTAAGTTTTAATTATTCTTAGTTACAAGAAACTACATTGTAAGGATTGTACAATGGAAGTGCTGGGAAATTAACACCAACATTACATACAGTATTACAAGTAAATGCTTCAACATTACATGCATTATCACAACCAGTTAACCAAGCAGTCACATCACTTACAAAAGTAGGAATTGGATTAGTTGAGAAAATAGTCAATGCATACTGATCATTATCAAATACACCAGTTGGGTTATTGAAACGTGGTACATTGTGAATAAGTACATATCTGTAGTATAATGCTCCACGGTCAATTGCACCAATGATCTGGTTACCTTGAGTAATCTCACGGATACGGAAATCAGTAGCCAAGAAGTTTTGTCTGTAAGACTCAGAAAGAACAAGTTCTCTAAGAACTGTTTCACCAAGACCTTGAACTTGAAGACCATCACATTGTGTAACTACACAAAGTGTTTGGAACAAACAAGGCTCACCTGTATAGTCTACTTCAGAAGCATAAAGTTTAACTGGCTCTTTTTCATAGAAGTCAGAAACTTGGAATGTACAGTCACCAAATCTTGTGTCAACATAAGCACCGTTAAGGATAAGACCAGCACATCTACCATCTACGTGAGCAGTAGCAGGATATAGATCCCAAGTAGTTGCACCATTTGCAGCTAAGAAAGCAGCAGATGTTCCTGGAGCATATAGTAATTGACCATTTTCAGCTTGTACAACTGGTTGAATAAATGGAGCAATGATTGGGTTATTTACAATTGCATTAGCCCATTTGATCATTACTTCAGTTGAGTCAACTGCAGTTGGAGCAATAGCATCTGGTGCACAACATCCTGTGTATGCATCAACAGTTGCATAAGCATTGTGATTTAAGAAACGTAATGCAGGAGAACCTTTTACATCCAAACGAAGGTAGTAAGTCTCACCACATAAAAATTCTTTGCAGCAGTCAGCATCAGTACCACAACCAACTTGCGGATGTGCATCAGTTACATCAGTAATTGTATATACTGCAAGAGTACCAGGAGTTCCTGAAGGTGAGTTGATTGTTACAGTGTTACCTACAACATATCCTTTACCTGGATTAACAATACCTGTTACTGTTGGTACACCAGCAGCAATAGTAATTGCTAATTCTAAACCTATACCTGTACCAGTTACGTTAGTTGTATTAACTCCTACAGCTGTAGTAGAGTTAGGTGCATAACCAACACCTGGAGTAGTAATAGAACCAGCTTCTACACCACCACCTGCAGTCCAGAATGTAGAACCTACGTGGATCACATTGTTTTGTGGAACACATGGAGCTACAGAATAGAAACGTGATACATACTTAGGGTTGATCATTTTAGACTTGTTAGTCTCTTGATAACCACCTGCTAAAGGACCAATCTTATCATTGTCATAAATTGCAGAACCTGCAAGATATACATTACAACAAGAAGATGGAGTAATAGTCAAGTTAGTTGATGGGCTAAAGATACCAAAGTAACCATTTGCATACTCAGAAGCAGCAGATGCTTTTAATTGGTTCAAACCGTAAGTTGGTACACCATCAGTAGTAACATAACCAAACTCAGTGGAAGTAGAAATAGGTGTAGTACCCAATCTATCAACCGCAACACTTGCGCGAGTAGCACCAGTGCCTAAGAAAGCTTTTTGAAAAGCATGATTAAAATAAGCCATTTTTTCTAATTTTTAATTAATAAACATATATTATAATATAGTGAAAGTTTTTAAAACTTCCAAATTATTTCAAGAAAAGTAATTTATACTTAGTTGAATTAATAGAGTCTTTAACAAGATCCAGATTATTTACTATCTCTGAGTAAGGCATCATACCCTGGAGCTTGTTAATAGTATTATATAGATCTCTTAAATAACCTACAGCATCTGCAGTAGTATCTAGAGTTCTAATTGGCATGTCTGTATATTTCAGAAGTTTTTCTGCTATACCTTGATATCCTTCTACAAGAGTATCTGCATGTCCATGTAATCCTTCATAAAATTCTCCTAGTGCTTTGTGTGCAGCATAAGAACCATCACCAGTAACTTTTAAATGAAGTCTGTGAAAACTAGTTGCAGCATTCATCATTTCTGTAGCACATGCTGCTGTCATTGTATCTAATGAACTACCACCAACTCCAGCATCTGGAGTAGGTTGTGGTTTAGCTGGTTCACTCTTAGGTTGTGTAACAGTGACTTGTGGTCTGCTAAGTGTTTTAGCTGGCTCTGGATTTCTTTTTAATAGTCTTGTTTTATTTTCCATGATTAATTGTTACGTTCTGCTGTTTCTGTACCTCTAGAGAATTGGTTTCCTGACTCAATGTCTCCAGCAAGAATACTTGCTGCTTCATCAATTATTAATTCTACTATATCATCCTTAAATTCACATTCTACATTCTGTGTAGATTGTACACTTGTATATGGGTCTACACATCCTTGTATCTGAATTTTAATTGGCTGTCTATAATAAATTAGATCTGCACTCTGTATTTCAAATTCATTGTTAGTATAGATATGTGTGGTATTACCAATGAGAGTAGCAAATGTTTCACCCCACTCAAAGTTTGGCTGCTTACCCTTGTCTCTTAGAAGAACATTAAGATCTCCTTCTTGAGCAAGATATACTGTCATTCTTCTTTTCTCACAGCATTCTTGTTTAGCAAGAACATCTACTCTTTTCCACTGTAAATAGTTTTCAGGAAGATTGCCAAAGTAATAATATTCTTTATCTGAAAGTGTAAGTGGTTCTCTATTAAGTAATACTTGTAGATCATCTTTTCTACGAGTAGAACCTTCATCACCTTCTTTAACCAAGTTAATGCCATGCAATTGTCTTCTAGCCCACTCAACCTGTGCTTTATTAAATGCCTCAACTATTTGCCAACATTCAATGTTGTCATAGTCCTGGCTATCTAATTTATTTAGCCGTTGCTTGATCTTTATTTCAATTGTACTATTTAACATTTCTTATCTTTTTTTAGCCATCTTTTTTAAAGTAATAGCAAGTGCTTTTCTCTTTGGGGTACAAGTAGATTTAGTCATTGGAGTGCAGTAACCCTTATGTGCAGGATTAATTGCTTTCTGTATCCACTTTTTATCACCAGTAGATCCGCCTTTTTTTGCATATCTTAGAGGTTCTTCTTTAATTAATGGAGCTGTGCCAGAACTAGGCTTTGCAACTTTATTAATTACACCTTTAACAGTTCTTGTTTCTTTAACTGTTTCTGGTGCACCATATCTTTTCTTAACTGTTGTTTTATAATTACCGTCAGGTGAATAAAACTTTTGTTTAGACTCTCTTGGTGAAGTACTCTTTTTAACAGGCATGACTATTTTCTTTTAGTAGTTGTACGTTTTGCAACTGCACCACCTCTTTTTGCAATAAGATCAGAATTTTTCTTAGCTGCTCTTTTTGCTTGTCTAACAGGTTTGTTCTCCTTTATGTTTTTTGCAACTCTGGTTCCAATTGCAGCAAGACCTGCTCCAATAATGCCGGCACCAATTTTTGCACTTGTATTACCAAGTATTCCTGGTTTTTTTGCCCATGGAACACACTTACCATCTACACAACCATGTTGTGGAGGACAGTCTGATCCGTAATTACAATCCTGACTTTTTTTACTTACTGCCATAACTATTTCTTTTTTCTAATTGTACCCCCCATTTTCTTACGTGTACCTACAGGAACAGTACCTACACCAGATGAAGATCTAACTCTACCTGGAGCTGGAGAACGTTGTACTGGAACAGATGCTCCAAACTTAGCTTTCTTTTTAGCACCAACAATTCTGTCTGCTGCAGTAGGCTTAGGGTTTTTATCCACACCGGCTTTTACTGAAAGCATACCAAAACTAGTTGCACCTCCTTTAGCCATCTTCTTAACCATACCACCTTTCTTCATGGTATCAATACCTTGATAGTTGGGACCAGTAGGACCAGTTTGTGGAATACCATAAATTTGACCGCCATCAGCCATCTTCTTTACTTTCTTAACAGTTCCTCCGGATTTCATTTTACCGCAACCTGTTTTACAAGTCTTCAACATTTTCATCTTATATAATTTTTAACAGTTCCACTTTCTCAAAGACTTATTGATCCTTGAGTTAGGATCATTTGCTGTCTTTGAACTTGTAAGTTTTTTCTTCATACCAGACATTCTAGCACAAAAAGATTTTCTCCTATTAGCATCTTTACTATCTGGAGCAAGCTTTGATGGTTTAGTAGTTACAGCAGTTTTAAGTTTACTGCCTGGATTGGCTTTTCTATAAGAAGCAACACCTTTAGCATTAAGACCTCCTGATGGATTCTTACCTTCTTTTCTTTGCCATGCTGGGGACTTTGCCATTGTTATGCTTTTTTAACTCTTCTTCCCATGCCTACTCTAGACTTCTCAGCTTTCTTAGCAGCTAGTTTAGAAGGAGTTAATTCATACTTTGTTTTAGGTGTATCTTTAGATACTTTTCTTGTTGGCCGGCAGTATTCATTTTTACCACCGGCACCACAAGCTTTTCCAGATTTTGTATCTTGCCACTTCTCTGCTTGCCATCTTTTAAGATCACTACCAGCTTTAGTTTTCCTAACATTACCAGAACCTTTACGGCACTTAGCAATAGCCTGCGAAGCCCTAGCTGAAGGAAACACAGCATACTGTGCTTTTACTTTAGAATAGCATGCATCTTTTGGCATAGTAATTATTTCTTACGCATTACCATACCATACTTAGCTTTAGGTACAGCAGTCTTAGGAGCAGAACTTGTTCCACCAACTCTACCTCTAGCAACTTTAGATGCAGCAGCTTTAGGATTAACTCCAGATTTAACACCTTTTGATCCAGCAGATTTTAATGCAGAAACTTTTGCATTAGAGTTTACCATACCACCTGTTTTGTATCTTACAGGACTTTTAACACTATCTTTATTTACTGTTTTAACACTAGTTCTTGTATATTCTGGTTTTGGTTTACCTGCAGGAACATTAGGTTTAGTTACAGTTTTACCAGTAGTTTTTGTAGATCCTGGAGTAGTTTTAGGCGTTCTAGGAGCTTCATTATTATTAACTGTAGATGTAGAATTTGATGTAGATGTAGATGTAGAAACTGATCTTGGAGTTTTAGCTCTAGCAGTTCCTGCCATTGTAGATACACGTTTAGCTCTGTTATCTCTTTTTTGAGCAACAGTACCTTCTCCTTCAATCTTAGCAACAGTTGCTTTTGTCTCTGCTCTACCTACCTTTTTAGCTTGTCTTCTTTCAAAACCGGTCATTCCACCATCTTGATACTTTCTAACAGAGCCACCTTTTTTCATTCCACCAGGACCACTCATACCAGTTCTTGTATCTCTAACTGCATCAGCAACTTGAGCTGCACTTGCTGCAGTTTTAGCTACATTACCAGTAATATTTGCAACTTTTTCGTATGTAGAGGGTTCTGTACCAGCATTGATTCTATTAAGTTTAGCTTGCATTTTAGCTTGCTTGATATCTTGTCTGGTTACTGGACCTGGGCCGCCATCTTCATATTTTTTAACTTTGCCGCCCATTTTCTTTTTGACCATTTTTTTCATTTTATTTTAAGTTTAAGAATTCCAAAATTTCTCACAGGCTTTGTTGAGATCAATTAGAACATCCTCATTGAGTGGGTTCTTCAAGTACTCTATTACATCTGATACATTCCTTCCTAACATTGAATTAGTTTTAGAATGATAGATATAACCATCAGCCTTATTAATAATATACTTAAAAAATATGGAATCTCTTACAATTGACTTAATTTTAAGTGTTTCCATATCCATATTTACAGCTTCAAGGAAAGACTTAGCTGCTCTTTCTTTGTTGCTCTCAACACCTTCACCATTAATGTACAAGTCCATGTTCTCATACATAACATCATTAGGTGTTGATTTTCTATATTGTGTACTGTTACCATCTACTACTTTAGCTACATAGAATAGTTTAGTACTGTTTTTGTCAAATAATTTCTGAAGTTCAGAAAGTGCTTTGTTACGCATTTTCTTGTATTCAGTTCTTGCAACAACTGTCTGTTCTTGTTTGTCTAAGTAAAACTTAGGTGGAACAGCTCTTGATCTTGCATCATCAAAACTTTTTGCTACAATAGAAAAACCTCCAGCTTCAATAGCATAAAGTTTAATTCTATCATATGGATCTGTAGGATCTAAGAATAAAGGATCATTACCACATGCAATATGAATTCTATTCCAGAAGTCTTTATTGTCAGGTTTAAGTAACTTTACTTTGTTCCAGAACTGAGGATCATCAATCTCTATAACATTAGCTGCTAACTCTGTCTCAAGTTCAGCAATAGCTGTTCTAATTTCTTTTACTCTTGCTTCTTTGTCATTACCTTTTAGAAGTTTAATCTCTGGTGCAAATTCATTTAGACCGGTAAGATATCTAATAACTCCGTTTTGCTCTAAGCAAGCAAGTTGTTCAAAGTGCTTAACTCCGTCATACAGAGATAAGCCATAATTTTCTAGTCCCATATTAGAGACTGCATTGTCAAAGAACGGTCTTACAGCAATTGCTGTTTTCTTTACGGTACCATTGCCCGTTTCTACCATTGTGAAATTTTCCATGTTTTGTTGGTTTTATTTTTATGTTGGTTAAATATAAAGAAAAAAAGGGAGGAGTTTCCCCCTCCCTCTCCTTTCTAGTTTAGATTAGAATGATCCACCTGTTACAGGGTTTCTCATAACAATTTTTAAAACTTTAGTTGGGTCTTTAACCCAGATAGCTGGCATTGTTTGGCTCATCATTACACGGTAACCATTGAACTGACCAGAAGACTGGAAGCCTTGGCTACGTCCCATGTAGTCCATAGTACCATTTTGATACCACCATTTCAATTGATTATCCCAAGACAATTTCAACAAGAAGATGTTGTCATTAGTATTGTCAGTGATATCAAAGATAATGAATGAGTAAGAAGATAATGGGAAACCATCAATGATTGGGTTCTCAATATCATTTGTATGAACATTGTCAAATGCTGGGTTAAGAACAAACTTAACATTTGCCAAGAATGGGATTACATATGAAGTATATGCAAAACCAAAGTTCAAGTCCATACCTTTACCAGTGATTGCACCGATATCAGCAGCCTGGATAAGAAGACCAGAAGAGATAGCCTCTTGTTTGATAGCCTCATTAACCATTCTCATACCACCCATACCAGTTTGTACAACTAGGCTACGTTTTGGATCTGGACCTTGGAACTCAACCTTACCATTGAAGAAGTTGTAGATCTCAGAACGGAACAAGTCAAGTGTGAAGTTATTTTTGTTGTATACTCTTTTGAATGAGTTATCCAACTGCTTCCAAAGACCCACAGACAATCTAACATCATCTGGACCATCTTGACGAACTCTACCACCATGACCCCACATTAAGTAAGTCTCAATGTCAGTTGCAATTTTGCTCAAGTGAGCTGCTTCCATGTTTGTTAAGAAAGTACGTGACAAGTTACCATTGTCAAATGCTTTTTTAACAGAGTCTTTACCCATTACTTTAACCATGTCTTCCAAAGAAGTGATTGATGGATCCATAGTTTTGTCAAATGATCTCCAGATCTCAGTTACAGGAACTGAACCATCTGCATTCATTCCACCTTTGATCATCAAGTCAGCACGGCTAGAGATAGAATAGTGAACGTGAGCTTCTGCACCACCTACGTAGTTGTAGAACTCACGGAAACCTGCATTAGTGATGATGTCAGAGAATCTCTCACCATACTCACCACGTGCAGAACCTTTACGGAATACTTTAGTACCGTTAGCTAAGTACTTGTCATCAAGATATTTATAGTTATCATTGTTTACAAGTTGAACAGTATAGATAAAGCCATCACCTAATGGAAGAATATCTTCTTGTGTGATGTACATCTCAACACCATTGTATTTGTCATAAGTGATGATATCACCATGTCCAAATTCTCTTTTGTTAAGTTTGATGCGGAATGTAGTACCATCAATACCTTTGTAGTTATTGCTTGGTTCAATATCCTCAACAATGTAAGGAAGGTCAATAGAAACCGGAGTTTGCCATCTGTATTCCCCACGTGCGTTATCTACCATGATAACATTTTTGCCACCAAATGAAGACATCTGATAAAGAGGCATTTCAACTTTTTGAGCCATAGCCCATAGATCCACTGGACCAAGGTCCATTGGCTCTGCATCTTTCAGCATATTCACCAAGTGGTAAGAATCCACATGGGAACTTGCATTGTAAGCGGTATCCCTGAGGAATATACCATTGTTCATTACTGGAGTTGCCATTGTATATATTTATTTAAATGTTACTAATTAAAATCTCTTGAACAGATTGTTCTGTCTTGAGATGGTTCTTTGCGGTTTATTACCCGCTCTTCTTGGTTCATCAGACTCCTGTATTGAAGAAGAAGTAATTTTTCTTGCCTCTTCTGTTTTAAGTTGTCTAACTGTTTTCTCTACAGCTGCCTTAGAACCTTGTTCTTTAATTCTACCTTTGTATCCTTCTGGATCAGAAAGTAACCAAAGAGCTTCTGAAATAAGATCATGTCTTGGTTCTACAAACTGATACTTCTCTAGAAGATGTCCTAATAGATTAGTTTGTCTTCCGGAGATAGATGGATAACTTGGTTGTACTAGTCCTGAGTATAACATACTCTGAGTTTTCTTATCAAGTTTAATTCCATTTAGTTCTCCTGAAACAAGAGTGTTGTATACATTCTCAGTATATACTCTTGCTTGTTGAGCTTGTTGTTCTTTTTTGTGCTCTTGTTCTGCAAGTTTTCTAGCTACTACTTCTTCTTGCATTCTGTCTAACTTTGGTTTAAACTGATTAGCTTTCTGCTCTAGTTTACCCATATCAGCCCAGTCATTGATCTCTGCTTCAATTTCTTCCGGAGAACCAAATCTTGTAGCATATAAGTACTGTCTTGCAATCTCTGCTTGATCATACTCATTAGTTGGATCAAGATCAATTACTTCTTCTACCTCTGCTAGAGTTCTAAAAAGAGCTTTTAAATCTGTACCACCATCAGCTACATATTTAGCTGCTACTTGAAGTTCTTCAGGAAGAGATTGAAAGAACTCTCTTGGAGTATCTTGTCTAATTTTATTCTCTCTTTCTTGGAAGTTAGCTTCAAATAGTTCTCTAAAGTCTTTAGTAGTATATTCTTCTAATGGTTTGTCATCATCAAAAGGAATAAGTGTACCTTCTTCAATCATCTTTAGAGCTAACTCAGAAAGACCAGACTTATCTACTTTAGGTCTTCCTTTGTTACCAGTTTCTTCTTCTTGACTAATCATGTCATCAAGTTGAGCAATTGCTTCATCAACTTGTTTTGCAGATACTGGTGCAGGTGCATCAGAACTATCATCTGTTTTGTCAAGGAACGTGGTGTCTAAATCCTGTGGTTTTGAAAACACAGACTTTGGACTATCATCTGAACTATCATTATCTGAGGGTAACATTACGTTTTCTGCCCCAGGCATTCCAAATAGTTCATCAATGTTTACATCTACCTGACCTACCGTTGTAGAGTCTTGGACCTGATCTTCAGGTTTTTTGTTGGTTTCTTCCATTACTGTTGGTTTTGTTTATAATTTAATATACAAATTAAACTTCAAATATTTAAAATAGGAATGATAATTTTTTGGACTATATAGCTAGCCATTATCTATTTCTTTTCAGAAGATTTTTTATCAAATCTATTTTTATTTTCTCTTGCTACTTGTAGTTGTTTATCTGCTATTTCTTTCTGAGTTTGTAACTTCTGTCTCTCAAGATCCATCTTCTGAGATTGTCTCATGTTTTCATTAGATTGTTTCTCTCTTTGAAGATCTGTTTGTTGTTGATATTGTTCAGACTGTCTGATGTCTTTCATAGCATCTTCATAGTCAGATTGCATGTTCTTGTTAACATCAACCATAGAACCATAACCAGCTGCTCTAATTTCTGCAACCAAGATATCTCTTTGTCTATCTTTTTCTTTCTCCATAGCTTGAGCATCAAGTTTCATCTTCTCAATTTGTTGTTGAGACTGAATTTGTTGTTGCTGCATTTCTTGTTGCTGTTGCATTTCTTGTTGTTTCTGAGCTTGTTGTTTTTCTTCAGAATCTTTAAGTGCTGTACTAAGTTCAGCTACAGATTCAGATTGAACAACTTTACCTAGATCATAGATAGATGCACCAGTAGTATTGTTTTGCATAGCCATTGATTTTAACTGTTCAAGAACAGCTCTATGGTTTGCAGTAGTGCTACAGAAAATATTAAGATCTCTCATTAAGAGATCAGTACCATTAATTTCAAAGTTTACTTTTTCATCTGCACCTGTAATATATGTAAGTCTTGCAGATGGTTTAGTTGAGTTATAATACTGAGCTAGGTCTGTACGCATTTGGTGTACTCTAGGCATTAGATAATCACAGTGTTGGATAAAGAATATCTCTGTCTGTGCATAAGATGCAGCAGCAGCTTGTTCTACTCCAGTAGCAGTCATCTGAGATAACTGTTGTCCCATTCTTTGTGGGTTAACACCAATTACTTCATATGCTTGTTGCTTAAAGTGATTAGCCAACTGAATTCTTGACATTAATCTTTCTGTCTGAGCTAGATCTAGTTTCTGGAAATGCTGGAAGTTTAATGCATTCTCTGTATTTGTAATAGAAGTATCAAGAGGAAGAATCTGGAAGTTCTTCATTGCCACATATGCATTAGCATAGTTACCCTTACCCCAGTCTTCACCAAGTGAGTGTTTAGGTAAAGTATTTTGGTCAAGCATGATTACAGTACCAAGTTCATCTACTAAGATATCTGCAATCTGATTATTTACAATGTTGTATCCAATCTGGTATGGTTTCATTAAGTCAATGAGAGCAGTAGACTTAGTATTTCTATCTGAGAATACGGAACCTTCTACTGGTAGTTTACAACCATACAATGAGTTATCACCTTTAAACTGGAACTTAAGTGGACCAATATGGTTATTCTGTATACCAATATAAATTGGAGAGAATCCACCAGGATTATTCATACCCCAGAATGAAGGTAAGTTTGGACCAATCTTAATACCACCCCAAACTTCATTTACCCAGATCCAGTCAATATGTTCTCCAAAGATTACATTATCTCTTGTCTTATTCTTAAAGAGTCTTGTATCATATACTGGTTTGTCAATTACTTTATAAGCTTCAGTAACAATTTCAGTTAATACTTCTCCTGTATCAGTTACTTTAGTTAGGTGTCCAACTTTTCTCTGAGACTTCCAATAACCTGTTGTTACTCTAAGTAAGAATGCTGTACCTTGATCAAAGTAGTCTTCTCCTTGTGATAAGATCTGGTTTATAATATCACCTGACTGAAGTACCGAACCTGCTACAGCAGAAGTATATTGTCTATATGCAAGTGATGGCATATTGGTATTCCAGTCATGAGTTTTGGTAGCATCATAGAATGCACCATCATTCTGTAGTCCACCAATATTATAACCTGCAGATCTAATAGGATAAATTGCTTCAAGTGCCTCAAGTTGTTCTTCTGTCATGATATATCCATACTTATCAATAACATCAGATACAGTGAGCATGTCAATCTTACCTACCCAGTTACCTTGAGAAATATATCTTGCATCTGGAGATTTGTGATAAAATACAACAGCAGGATTCCAAAGTTCTACTTCATAATCATCTTCCATCATATGGAAATGCCAGAACTCTCTATCTGTAATGAGCATATCACGGAAGCCTCTTTCTTCAAGTTCATCCATTCTAAATCTCTCAACATCTACTTTATGTTGGTGAGTTGCCCATTCTTCAACCATTGATCTATAACTCTTTTTAAAGAATTGTTCAATTTCAGGAAGTGTTTTAAGTTTTTCTGGAGCAAGTTCTGCTTGTGCTTCTTCTGATTCTGGATCTAAACCCTGCTCAATAAGAGCAGTAACAATCTTCATCTGAGCATCAGCCATAAGAGCATCTTCTACCATCTGTCTTTTTTGCTCAAGCATCTCATTATATGAATGCTCATCAATAGCTCTATATGTAAGCTTAGTAGATCTCTTAGCAAATTCAGCTACAAGAACATTAACAACATTTGGAATAATGGGATAGAACTTTAGTTCTAGTACTGAGGGATCATCTTTAGTAAGTAGCTCTACAACATCTTTGTACTCATTGTTCTCTTCTATAATATAGTCAGTTCTATCAATGATACCCTTTGCAAGTTTGTAGTTCTTCATTAACTTGCGGGCATTTCTACGGATTTGTTTTAGACCGTTCCATTCTAACCAGTCTAAGTTCCAGGCTGCCCACTCATCGTCCTTCTCTTTCTCAGGTACGAACTGAAGTGGTTGCATAACACTACCAAGTCTGTTTTGCTCAACCTTAGCACCCTTTTTTAATTGTAAAGCATTATATACCTGCATATCTACTATTTAAAGTTTTTAAAAGCTGACTTATTAAAAACTTGCCCATTAATAACTTTAGACCCCTGTCCCATATGACGGAACGGGGTTCTATTTAATTTAAACAAATTATTTGACTTTTGCAAGTTTTTAGAAGCATCATCCATGATAACTCTCTTAGAGTAACCTCTGTTAGCTTGCTGTATTCTCATGAATGCAACTAGGGCTGCAAATGAAACAAGTCTATCCACGTTGACACCATCTGCATATTCTTGCATTTCTTTAAGCAACATAGGATCTGGAATACGTTCTATTCCGTACTTAGTCCGTACAATAGTACCATCTGTTTTAGTTTCTACATCTAGTTCTTCTTTACAGTACTCAATAGTATAACTTAACAAGTGTGCTTTAAATAATGTGCCTGTGTTTTTCCAACCATACTCCTGGAATACATTAGCATTTGCACCAAGATCTTTTAAGAACATGATCTGACTCTTAGGTACAAGATACCTCTGTTTCTTTCTGGATATCATGTACTGGATAAATAATGAGATGTTATTCTCAATTACTGTCCAGGCATTGTACCACTCTATAATTAACTCTAGTCTTTGGTGAGTCTTGTTAATATCATCAAATCTACCACACCAAGCAGCTACAATCTTATCTGGTTCTATGTATGTTTCTGTTTCTCCCATAGTAACTTTAGTTACTTCTACAGGAGCTTTCATAATATAAATAGAGCAGAGTGATTCTGATGTTGTAGTCTTACCTTCTGACACGGGGTCAATAGAAGCATAGTACTGACCAAATGTAGGATCTTTAATTGGTCTCTCCCATACTACAAGTGTTCCAGTTTTATCTTCTAGCTTCTTAGATACCGGAAACTCTTTAATAGGTTGTTTATCTGTAGATCTCACAGTAATTTTACCAGTATCATCAGTAAAGATATCTAAGAACTCATAAGCATATTCTTTCTCTTCAATTCTTCTCTGCTGTGCAGCAACCAAGTGAGTAGGAAATAAAGATACAGATCTATGTGCAAATGCTTCTCTAATATTTCTTGGGTGCTGAGATATCCTAAGTTGGTAATCTTCTGGATTAAGTTCTTTCTTCCACTGCTCAAACTGTCTATCTAAAGCTTCTAGAGCTTCAGCTACAAGAGAGTTACCAAAGTCATCAATATAGGGAGGCATTGACCATTGCTCAGGAATAAACAATCCTGACAAACCAGTAGTACCTTTTTCATCAATAAGATCAGTTTCAACTGCATAAATATCTTTTGAAAGTGGATTCAAGATCATGTCTCTTAGTGGTTCACACTGAGACAAGTCACCCACAGATCCGGCTGCAATAAACATACCTGTAGTAACCATACCTGATCTCATGGCTGGACGCATATACTCATATGTCTGATCCATCTTTGGAGCAATACCTGCCTCCTCATGGAAGAAGTATTTTACTGGACCCCCTACACCATTTGTTGGATCTTTCTCAAATGACATACCTTGTATAGTACCCTTGAGACCAACTTCTGTTTTTCTATCTCCTTTTCTTACCTCAATCTTCTGTTGCCACATCATTACCTTGTCTGGAGACATAGGTCTATACCATGCTGTATGCTCATTTAAGAATGCTGCATATTCTTGTAAGAACTTCCATGAACCTTTCTCATTTATATAATCCTTAAGTGATGCACCAATCTTGAGAGTAACTCCGGGTTCAAACCATTGCTGGTTTATAAGTTTACCCATATGGTAGTATGAAGATGCAATCTGACGTTTCTTTAGAATACCTACATGTTTATAGTTTAACTCTGCTAGTAGTTCATAAAGAGCCATGTGATACTGTGCATCCCTGATTTTTGCAAAGTCAAACTTTTGTTGTTCCTTATCAAAGATTGGTAAGAAGTTTAGCCACATGTAGTACTCTCTTGCAAGAAACCATGTGTTAGTACTATCTTTTACAATAATACCTTTTCTACATTTTTGCTTTTGGTCATCCCAATAGTTTACAAAGTCCTTAGACTTAAAGGGGGCTGTGCAATATACTCCATCACTTCTAAACTTGTTGGACTCTGATATAAATATCTGATTAGTAGTGTCGTTGAAGCCGTACTTACCAGGTTCCTTGAAAACTCCAAATATGAAGTTGCTGAAGTCCTCTCTGGAGTCAAAGTTTGTGGTTGTCCATTGTCCGTTATCATAGGTTGGTATGTCTTGATAGATTTCACTCATAGTTATTGGTCATATGCCATTCCGATTCCACCTCTTACTTTACTAGATTGTTCATCCTGAAGATCTTTATAGACTCCTTTAAATGATGCTCTAATCTGATCAAAGTTTTTGGCTGCAGCTACTAATGAATTAATATTTCCATCTCTACCTGCAGTAATCTGGGTAGTTTCCATATATCTAGCTAATCTATCTAACATAGATGCCATACCTTTGTATGCTCTAGATGTAGGAGTCTCATACATTCTCTGGCAGAATAAGAGAGCTGTATGTATATCATCATCCTCTGTAGAGAATTCTGCTTCTATCTCTTTTAATATAATATGTTCTTTATCTACTTCTGGAGTATGAAAAAAAGGATTCATATCCGGGTTAGGACATGTCATATAGAAGAGATATAGATACACTTTAAGATAATCATCTGGATAGTTATCCATGACATCTTTAAGTGCTTTAAGTGTATAACAATGTTCTGTAGGAATTACTTTACCATTCTGAACATCAAATAGTCTTACAATCATTTCTTTTTAATTAAGTGTGGGAACTCTTTCATAAAGTTAATTATTGAAATGACTTCATCATATAAATAAGGTACCGGCATCTGAATAACTTCTTTAACAATAGGTTCACCATTTGCATCTAGTTTAGATATTGGATAACCATATTTATCTTCACCATCTACTTCAAATGTAATATGATGTATAAATATCTTTCCAGCTTGTAATTTAGGGTTGTGCTTTAATATAATATACATATAAACACTCAACTGTAAAGCATAGTGGTTAAAGTTGCAATCATCTAAATGCTGCACTGGATCAAGCATTTTCTCTGACATACCTTCCCAGTTCTTGAAAGATTCTGTTTTGATTTCCTTATTAGTTTTGTAGTCAATAATATTAACTCTACCATTGACTACTTCAACTAAATCTGATTGGCCACACAAGCCTGCTGACTTGAGATAGACCATATGTTCAGGATATATGCCTGGTTCTAATTTTTGTAGGGGTGCTATTTTTAAACCATTCTCTCCTTCATAGGGTTTAAATACTGGTACTGTTACCCCTTCTCTTTCTATAGAAGCAAATGAACATAAGTCAGATTCTCTTTGGTTATGATAGAATGTACCAAGTGTAGTAGCTCTGGTAGCTTCATTATCCCATATCTGCACAATAAGCTTGGGTTCTACACCATACCATTTTGATCTCTTGCTTTTAGTTACTCTCTCTGCTACTTTTTTTGCATCAAAAGGTTTCTTTAAACTTGAGATTAATGTTGTTACACTAGTCCATTTGATCTGATCATTTGGATCTACACTAACATAACTGTGATCATCTGCGTTAAATACTATGCTCATAATTGGTCTAGTTTATCTTCTTCCTCTTCTGTAGCAATTGCTTGCCACTTACCAAGAGGGCATTCTGAAGAAAGAGATCTTGTTTTAAAAGTTAATGAGCATCCACATTCATTACAACATGGAGCTGTACCTTTTACTGCACATTTCTTTCCCTTACTTGGGCATTCATCACAGACATCATATCTCATGCGGGCAACATCTTCTACAAACTCATCTCTAATAACTGAGTTCTTAATGCCTTCAATGATCTTAGTCTTGTTCTCCCAAATTGCTCTGAGTGCTGCTTTCATTATTTTTATTTTTAGTAAATTCTTCTTTTCTCTTCTTTTCCTGTTCAATCTTTACAGACACATCATTTAATAACTGAAGCTTTTCTTCCATAGCTTTTTTATTATGGTATGCTCTAAAGGTTGATACATCATGAGTAGGAAGCATCTTAGTTAATTTTGATATATAAACTTCTGCCAGTTTTTGTTTTATAACAAACTGACCTAAACCTTCTACATTTATTCTTGGATGCTTAAGACTACTTAACTGACTTCTAAGATCTTTATAGTAAAACTCTACCATATCACCAACAAGGCTTTCTAAAACATTTAGTTCTTCTGAAACTTCCTTGTATAGAGTACTAGATTTTTTAGGATTCATCTATTCAACTGCTTGAGAATCTGTACCTAAAAACTTAAAGTCTAACAAAACGGTACCTTCTGTTTGTACCATCATATTTGGATTTAATATTATAGACTTTTTATTATCATCACTTCTTATTACAAGTCCTATCTTCTCTGCTTTGTTTATAGAATTCCTTACAGTCTGTGGTGATTTAAAGATCCAACCTTCTTCTGAAGAAGCATCATAACAGAAGTCTGTTAGTTCAACCGGTTGGTTAAAGCTTAATAGTGTTAAACAATTCAAGTCAGATTCACTTAGAGAAAGTTTATTAATGTAACAATGCGTTAGGATCTGATACTTGACCAGATCCCATTTAGGCATTTTTACTCTTTTCTGTACTTGATTAACTATAGCCATGACTATCCTTTTCTGAGCTTTCTTTTACCCTGCTCAGGCATAGAAGGTTCTTTATCAATATCATTATCAGAACCTCTTTCTTCTTCCAACTCATCTTCTGGTCCTAGTTCTTGTTCTTGTTGAGATTGAGCCATCATAGCATACTGCATCTGAATGTGTGTTCTCTTATATCTTACTTCATCAATCTTCATAAGAACTTCTTCATACTTAAGTTGTGCTTCTAAGTAAGGTAAAGAATCAGTATAGAATTGAAGCATTTGTTCTTTTTGAGCAGCCAACTCTTCAGCTGTAAACTCTCTTTCTTGTTGGTTTTCCATAATAATTAATTTTTGGTTTAGAACAAATATACAAAATAAGTTTAAATGTATATTGTTTAAATAAAAAATCCAGGCACAGAAAGTACCTGGACTATAGTAGTTTAAGTGTATTACTTTTTCTTAGCAGTTCTTTTTACAGCTCCACCTTTCTTTTGTTGGTTTAACATTTTCTTTAAGCCCAATCCAGCAGCAGCTCCAGCAGCAAGACCTAATATTACATCACGTCCTGTTGTGCTTGATCCACTACTTTTAACTCTTTTTGTTTTACCAGCATTGCATTTCTGTTTTCTTCTCTTTCTTCTTTTACCATCAGCACCAATGTATTCTTCCATACAAGAGTCATCTGAAGCACCACCTTCTTGGTAGCTTTTCATTGATCTGATTATTTGATTTTTACTATGTATCATGATTACCTATTTTTAATAGTAAAGTTTAAGATAGTAAGTAAGTAAAAGCTTCTAGAAATATCAATTTCAACAGAGAGTACATCAATAAAAGATACTCTTAGCTTAATTGCAAACTTATCCCACTGCTTTGTATAACTATCCCAGCCGTTTCTGAACTTCATACCTTATTATTTAAGTGGAAGATATTTAGTAGCACCACCTGCTTTAACTGCTTTAAGAATCTGCTTACGTTGTGCACCATCAGAGTTGTAAGATACATGCACCCAATCAGGATTGGCATCTGTACCAAATTCCCAGATAAGTTGGTCAAAGTTTAAGTTAGCTTTAATAAAGTCAAAGATTTGTTTATTGGTAATTGCTGTACCATCCATATCAATATCAATAGCTTCACCTTTACAATGTTGTGAACTAGAACTTCCTCCTACTGCCTTATTTAATGCAGCAGAGCGGTATCCTGAACTTAAATGAATAGGTGCACCAAAATGGTCACGGATTGGTTGAAAGATGTTCTCAGCCAATTTTTTGAAGTTCTCAATATGCTCTGGTGTAGGCATGTTGCTAATTCCTCTTCTTTTTGCAGTCTCACTTCTTGTTACTTCTGCAAGTGCTAAATTTTTACTTAATTGCATTGTGTTTGTTTTATATGGTTAATCTACTACTTCTTCTGAAGTCTCTTCTTTCTTTACTTTGTTTTTTAAACTCATGATGCGTCCGGCAGTTGTAATACCAAATGCACCTAGAGTAAGTAACATAAACCCATCAAAGATAAATTCTTTTATAACAAGCTCATTGCCTATAATACCTGTAATTACATCTACAAATAGTACAAACACCATTGCAAAGAATGATATTACCCCTACAAATGCTTGTTCATTAATTTGGTTATCATCACTGATTAATTCTCTAAATAATTTTTTCATAATTACATTTTTAAAGGAACCTTAGTTACCTTAGGTCTCCTTGGTTTAACTATATCAGTTTCCCACCCCTTTGGTGGTTCATCCTGATCTTCATAAGGAATAATTACATCTTCACATCTAAAAAATATTAGATCTCCGGTGTAATCATCCTTTCTTACTTTATACTGACTTAAATCTACAGCATAAAGTATTGTATCTTTCCATGAGTAATAAATCCAGGTAGAGTTAATACCTGCATCTAGTAACCAATGTTCTATTATATCTAATCTCTTTGCAATTACTGTATCAAAAACAAAGTTATCTATGACCTGTATTTTCTCTATTAGTTCTATTTCTTTAATTGCAAGTAAGCTGTCTCTAGTTGCAATGTCTAACTTAAGTGCTGCTATTTTAGCTTTCTGAGATTCAAAAATATTATTAATGTCATCTGCCTGTTTAACAGTCAAGATTACTACACTATCACCTTTGATTACCGTCTTCAAGGGGTAGTTTGATTGGCTGAAAATCAAACTGGTCACCAGTAGACTGCTTAACATTAACATCCTTTTCATGTGCTAATTCTTTTTTGATGTCTTTTACTATAGACTTTGTACTATCTAAGTCTCCTATGACTTCTGCTACCATATTCTCAAGATTAGCTTTATCTGTTACTAATTCTTGGTTCTCAGCTTTTAGTTGATTAACACTATTGGTAAGTTTCTTATTTGCTGTAGTAAGTTGTTTATTTTCTCCGGTAAGTTGTATATTATCTTCTACAACAACAACGTGTTCTGTACCGCTAGAAAATATTTGTATTACCACAATTGTGATAAACAATGCTCCAACTATAAGAAGTTTCTTTTTCATTTTTTAACTTTACCAAATAGCATCAACACAGTTTCTTTTAGACTTTTTGAGCTCTCAGTGCTTTCTTCTAGTTTCTTTTCTAGATCATCTCTGTAATCACCTTCTAGCTCCTCTACTCTTGCTTTTAATTCTTCCTCACTTTTGAGTAGTTTGTTTAAAAACATCCAGCATAAATAACCCAGTGCTAAGACAGCAAAGCCTAATACTCCGTACTGTGTTAATACTTCAAAGGGACCGAATGACATTACTTCTTAGTTTTTCTCTTTACTACTTTCTTTTCTTCAAGCTCCTCTTTCATCTTCTTATTATCATCAAGATATCTCTTGATAAATAACCAAGCAACATATCCAAGAGCTAATACTGCTAAACCTAGCGGACCGTAGTCTGCTAGCTGTCCAAATACACCAAAATCTGGTGCTGTGGTTTCTACTGCTGTTGTATCCATTATCTTTGTAATATTAATTGTTTAACTGCATCAGATAGTTCACCTACAGTTCTTGCTAGGTTCTTAATTTCTAACTGAGTTTGTTCTTGAATTGCTTGATACTTAAGTCTTGATTCTTGTTCTACCAATTCAATTTTACCTTTAAGTTTGCCTAGGCTTTCTGTGTTATTTCTAACATCTGTATGGATCATTCTTAAAAAGTAACCAAGTACTCCTGTTACTGCAATAAGTCCCCATTGAACTAACTGTGCTATTTCCATTATTTTATAATTAATCCTGTTGTTAATAATCCATTCAATAGAATAGAAATGTTTCTCTGTCTTTTTATTCTCTTTAGATCAAAGTCTTTGGTTGCTATAATAGTATCCTTAGCATTGATAATGTATCTCTGCGCTTGGATAATAGTATCCTGGGCTGCTATAATAACATCCTTTTCTTTATCTCTACGGTATAGTACATGAATCATTGTGTCCTGAATCTGGACAATGTTAAAGGTATCTTTAGAATTTTTTACCTTATCTAACTGAGAATGTAAATCTAATAAACCAGCATTGAGTTCTTCAATAAACTGTTCACTGTTATCAATTACCTTTCCCTGCTCTTTAATTATAGTCTCTTTACCTTCAATTCTTTTTTCAATTACTTTTTGATTACTAACTGGATATACCTGTGTAGGTTTTCTTAAAAGTAAGAACAGGCACATCACAACAAGACATACCTGTAATATGGTTGAAAAATTAATACGTGGCATATGTATGTGCTTCATACATATAATATACAAAAAAATTATAACATTCCTAGCATGTATCTCTCTGCATTTTTAGTTGAGTCATCTGCATTCAGCATAATCTTAATGATTTCTGAATCAACATGTTTAGGATGCACCCACCAGTCTTCATAAGCACTGGTTTCATCTGGAGCAATATTACTTGCAACAAGAACATACCCTTTAGATAGTAAATAGTTTCTTGATAAAGCTCTGTATGATTTTGTTACATCTGCATAGTAATCATGTTCAAATGTAATTACACCAAATGTACATTGCTCAAATGGAATCATCTTTAAGATCTCAAATGTTGTTTTTGGTGGCTCACAGTCTACCTGTAAATAATCAATGTGACCTCTAAGTACTGAGTAGTTGTACAGTGTAGCATCTGTTTGTATTGCTTTATTTTTTCTAACAGCATTAAACTTAAGTACCTCTTCTTCTTTTATCTCTAAAGATGTACCGGTCCAACCAAATTCTTCTAGAAGAGCTGAGTTACTACCATAGAATGGATCTGCTGCACCAATCTCAAAGTATGTACCATTTCTTTTACCATTAAGCATGGTAAGTATAAACATGTCTTGATAGGTTTGAGAATAGTTCTTCTCAATATTTTCAGATCCTGGAAACTTATATTTTAGTTGATCATGAAATCCTTTGTGATATCTTAAGAAGGGGTCTGGTCCTGATCCTAGAGATGTAATGTTAGTCTGTACTAATCTTTGGTAATGGTCTGCCATTATATGTGCATTATCAGCAAGTGTAAAGAACATATTTCTTGCTTCTTTACCTTTGCCAATCCACCATGCAGAAACTGCTTTTTGAAACTCTAATTGATATTTACCAAGATAACCTATATTACTAGATATCTCTTTGGCATTATCTGCATACTGTAAACCTATTATAGCATATGAATATGCCTGAGCATAGTTCTTATGTTGCTCATGATACTCACTTATAAATAGATATGCTTCCGGTCTATCTGGTTTAAATGACACAGCATTTAACCAAAGACCCAGTTCAGTAGTTCTTCTTCTACCAATTCTCTGTAAACATTTAGCAACCATTAGTAGAGCTTCATATACTAGATCATCATCTTTAGAAAACTCTGCAGTTCTAATATAGAATGACATTGCTGATGCAAGATGACCAGACTCATAATAGTGTTGAGCTAGATCATAGTTACATTTACCTGAGTAGGGATTTGTAATAAATTTTTCTAATTTGTATGGTGTACTACCTTTAATATCTTGTTTAATAGCATCCTCTGGCAAACCACACATATTATTAAATACTGCAGATGGCAGTCTTAAAATAAAGGCTGTAGAGTCATGAAAACCAAATGGAATGATAAAGTCCTTACCATCATAGGTTAAACCACAGGAGAACTCAATATTTGCAGTCATAAACTTAAATGCATCAGAGTGTGCAACTATGTTCCACTCCATGTCCCATATTATAAATCTATGATAGTACTGAGCATCTTTTTTTCCTTGTTCATTGTTCCAAAGGTTTACTTCATGAGTTAATGCAACACGGTATTCACCATATGTAATAACTTGTGATCCTCCTCTAATATCTCTTGGAAAAGTAACATCTTGTTCTACAATGTATACAGTTTCAGCACTAGCTTTTTTTAAATCAACTTTTACTACTTCTGTGGGATTAGTCCACTTAACATAGTGAAATGGCATATCTAGAATAGGCATCCAGTTTTTCTCACAATATGAATATGTTGGTGGTTCTATTCTATGTCTTTCAATTTCAGTTGCACCAGAACTTAATTTAGATAGTTCCATTCTACCTTCACCCGTAGTCTTAGTATCTCTCCTAACACCAGTAAGAAAGATATCATGCTTCCAGTAAACTATTCTTGCATCTTCAAGACCCACAAACTCCCAAACAGGAGTTACATCTAAGTTAGACGTATCAACTTTTTTATACTGATCAATTGATAGATTATTTGGATCTAACTCACATAAATAGTTTGTAGTTCTAAGTGTAAGATCATCTTCAGGATTTAGATATGAGAGAGGACCCCACATTGTCTGGTATTTCTGATCTCCTTCACTATGATATAGTGCATATTGAACATGTCTCAGATTAAGTAAGTATTTACCATCCATATAAAATACAGAAGGGTTAGTAAGTCCTAACCCCTCTGTTATATTTGATGGAATTGTTAAATAGTTAACTGATCCTCCGTTAGCTAATGCTAGTTGACATAAATTATTCATACTGTTGGTTTTCCAACAAATATAAATAATATATTATAGATCTCCCACTCTTGTCACACTAAATGCAGTAGGTGCACCTAGATCAGCTGGGAATGGAGCATTTGCACTTGGATTTATACGTGGTTGAATATAGAATGGTAATGAAGTAACTCTAACTAGGAAAGTACTATTTTGTATTTGATTTGTATTAGTTCCAGTATATCTCATTAATCCAATAATTGTATTAAAAGTCCAAACTGTACCATTTGTAGATGTATACAAAGTTGTAGATGTTGTTGCATTACTACCCTGATCAAATAAATGCCATCTTACATTTACTATATAAACTCCAGTATATAAAAATTGTACTGCAGCATTAGCTGTTGACAAGTTAGATGAAGTTAATGCAGCTCCAAAACTAAATACAGAGTTATTAAATGGAATTTGGTTATCAGTACCGTTTGTTAGGTTAAAATAACCAGAGGTCCAAGATAATTGAATATTACCATCTAACGGTCCTAATGTTCTAGCTACTTGTGCAATATTTGCAATGGCACTTGCACCAGATGGAAGAGGTGAACTTGCTGCAGCAAATCTAAGAGATAAATTTGTATTATCTACAGTAAATGCAAATTGAATTGTATCACCAGCATTAAATGCTTGTGTAATTTCAATTATAGTACTTTCACTTGTAAGAGCTCCTACAGTTTGAAATGTAGTAGTTCCAACAACAGCAGTACCATTTACTTTTGCATAGAGAGCTCCAGTTGCAACATTAGTTGGATCACCGTTTCTCCAATTAACTTCACATTGTATTTTATATACAGCAGCTTCATTTATTCTAAATGTGCCGGCTGTATAACTTACACTATTTGATCCGTAACTATTTGAGAATAATATAATTACCTCTGTATTTATTGCACCTGCTGTTTGGTTACTTGTATCATATGCTCCATAGTAATACCCTACTACACCAGGATCTCCTTGAAGTCCTTGAATACCCTGGATGCCCTGTGTCCCAGTAATCCCTTGAATACCTTGAGCACCCACATTACCTATACCCTGAATACCTTGCAGACCTTGTGTTCCCTGAATACCAAAATCACCTTGAATTCCAGTAATGCCCTGAATACCCTGTGAACCAGTATTACCAGTTGCTCCAGTTGTGCCTTGTACTCCCGTAGCACCTTGTATACCATCAATTCCCTGAATTCCTTGAATACCCTGAGCTCCAGTTGAACCAGAGGCACCTGCTAAACCTTGAGTACCTTGAGTACCTTGAAGGATGTTTGCCACATTTTCAAGTTGCATTACAACGGCAAAACCATTAGTAGCCGCAA